TTGCCTCTAACGGGGGACGGGTGCCCGCCTGCCGCTCGACGCTGGTCTCGTATATCAAACGTCATCAGTGGTGGCAGGCGTGCGACCAGCTCACCAGCTGGGTGTATGTGAATGGTGTCCGAAACCGGGGGCTTGAAAACCGACGCGATCGGGAGTGGGCTTACTGCGTGAAGGGGATGCAATGAAAGTGCTGATTATTCTGCTGGCCGGGCTGCTCGCCGTGGTGCTGTGGCTGCGTCATGACAACGCAAATTTGTCCCGATCATTCGAGAAAGCGAACCGGGTCGCCAGCGAGCAAAAGACGACAATTGGCATGCTGAAAAATCAGTTTGCCGTATCGCAGCGCATTGCCAGGACGAATGAAGCCGCGCAGGTCAGGCTCAGTGACGAGCTGAACGCCGCCGGTGAGCTGGCGGCAAGACGTGAACAAACCATAACCAGGCTGATGAATGAAAACGAGGATTTGCGCCGCTGGTATAGCGCTGATTTGCCTGATGCTGTGCGCCGGTTGCACACCCGCACCGGCTGCGTCTCCGCCGGTCATTGTTTACAACGCCTGCCCGAAGGAGAGCCTCTGCCCGATGCCGGGAAGCGAGCCCACGACTAACGGCGACCTGAGTGCTGATATTCGCAGGCTTGAGCACGCGCTCACCACCTGCGCGATAAAGGTCGAAACCATCAAAGACTGTCAGGATAAAATCGATGCAGAAAATGAAAAGCCTGCGCCAGGCGCTCACTGACGCCGTACCGCAGTTAAAAAACAATCCCGAAATGATGCGTATCTTTGCCGATGAGGGGAATATCGATGCGCGTCTCGCGGCCTCGCTGTCTCATGAAAAGAATTACACCCTGAATGTGATCGTCTGCGATTTTGTGAGCGACCCTGACCTGATTTTTGTGCCGGTGGCGGCGTGGCTGCGTGAGAACCAGCCGGATATCTGCACGCTGGATGAGGGGCGCAAAAAGGGTTATCGATTCCAGATGGATTTAAATGACGGGGATAATGTTGATATCAGTATCAGCCTGCAGCTTACCGAGCGCACCCTCGTCAGGGATGAAAACGGCGCGCTGCACGTCAGCTATGCGCCTGAACCGCCATTACCCGAGCCGGTGACGCGTCCGACTGAGCTGTATATCAACGGCGAACTGGTGAGTAAATGGGATGAATAAATTCAAGCCTTTTGATGACAAGCTGGCGGGACTGATTGCGGCAATATCACCGGCGGGTCGGCGTAAGCTGGCCACTGAAATAGCAAAGGAACTGCGCAGATCGCAACAGCAACGCATCAAACAGCAAATTGCGCCTGACGGTACTCCGTATCAGGCGAGGAAGCGCCAGCCACTGAGGGCAAAAAAAGGGCGTATTAAACGGGCGATGTTTCAAAAGCTGCGAACGAGCCGCTACATGAAAGCCAGTGGTCGCAATAATACTGCGGTGGTGGAGTTTACTAGCAAGGTGCAACGCATTGCCCGGATTCACCAGTTCGGACTCAAAGACCGACCTAACCCCTATGCTCAGGACGTGCAATACCCGGAGCGCCAGTTACTCGGATTTAGTCAGAAAGATAATTTTCTTGTTGACGATATTATTGTTCGCAATTTAACCAATGCGTTTGAAAAGTGATTTGAGTTATTGCTGAGGGAGCAATAAGTGCAAGTTGAATTTACATTGGCTATAGTAAATCCTGCTTTTCTACTACTAGAGGGATTTTTACACATGGCTTACGGTGCTCACTTCCATAGAGGCGACTTGCATATACATAGTTTTGGTGATGGGGGGTCATATGACGTAATTGATGATCAAATGACACCAGAAAATATTATTGCTAAGGCTATTGAGAAAAAATTATCGGTAATAAGCATAACAGATCATAATAAAATCAAAAACTCGATGGATGCTGTGAATATAGCATCAGGTACGGAGTTGTTAGTTATTCCTGGTATTGAGATTTCAACAACGCAAGGTCATTTGTTAATCTATTTTCCAACTAACCAGGATTTAGAGAGTTTTTATGGTAAGTTGACTTTTGATGTGGCAAGGAAATTTTGCTCACAAGGGATTTATGATTGTTTAGAATATGCGACTAAATACAATGGGATTGGTGTTTTAGCTCATATAGAAGTTGAATCAGGGTTCGAAAAGACAATTGGGAGATTTAACGAAGTTTTTGATGCCGCTTTTCAGCATCCAGCTATATTGGCATTGGAAATTAAAAATCATAGTTCAGTTAATCATTACACTGAATATGATGATTTAGCCGATAGAAAAACAGTGATGAAGAGAAGGAATATAGCTCTTGGTTTGCCGGAAAATCATAGGTTAGCTAAAATTATGTCCTCTGATGCTCATTCAATGAATGCTTTTGGTAAAAATGCAGATGGGGCTGATAGATTAACTAGATTCAAGATGGATGAGCTGAGTTTTGAAAGTCTTAGAATCTCATTGATTAGCCATGACTCAAGGGTAAGGCTTGAAGATGATATTCCATTATCGATACCAAGATTCAAAGAATTCAAGGCTAAAGGTGGGATTCTTGATGGTGTAAATTTTGAGTTTAGAAATAATATGAATTGTATTATTGGCGGCCGAGGTACAGGAAAATCAACTTTGATCACTGCTATCCAAGAGGCTTCAAATAACCCTGTAAATACAACTAATATTCAAGGGAGTTCTGCTTGGCCGGAAAGGATTGAGTTAAAATATGAAAATGAAGCAGGACAGGAGTTTTTGTGTTTACTTGAGCATGGAAAGTTAGAGTGTTTTAATGAGCAAGGAGATCCAATAGAGGTTGCTATTCCGATAGAAGCTTATTCTCAAGGGTTTACCTCATTTACCAATAATTCAGAACGAGATGAAAGAGATGAGAAGCTATTGAATTTTTTCGATAGTTTTATAAATGTTGAACAATTAAAAAAAGAAGATAAATCTAAAATAACCCAGGTGTTAGCTAATTTTGAATCTTTAGAAAGGCTTACTAATGAAGTCTCTCAGAAAATTGAAATTGAAAAAGAATTAGCGCAGCAACTTAGTAAAAAAGAAGCCTATGAAAAACAAAATGTAGGTGAACTTATGAAGTTACATTCAGGATTAATTGAGGAGGCAGCCTTAAGGATTGATCTTGAAAGCTCACTTAGCGAACTTAAAAAAAGATATGAAGCAGTACTGTCTGATAAGAGTGATATTAATGAGTTACTTGCTATTGATATAGATAAAGTACAGGTAGGTAAGGAACATTTATCTAATGTTATAAAAATAATCCAATCGTTCTCTGATGTTGTTGATACTCATCAGAAGGAATTAAATAAAGAGTTAACTCAAAAACTAGATTTGCTACGTAATGAAATTTTAGAGTGGCGTCAGAAAGAAAAGGGTGCTAGAGATAGAATAGATGCTATTAAGAAAAAATTAGATGAAGATAAAATACCTTATGACGAAGCTAAATTTGTAAAACTATCTAATGAGATAACGGGCCTGCAACGTCGCAGCAAAAACATTGAACGATCCGAAAAGCGTCTAAAGGAAGTTAGGAGTGAGCGTAGACAACTATTAAAGGAAAGATCTGATATTCATACCAATATTCATAATCAAAGATTGGCTTTGTGTACGAGGATAGAAAGAGATCTTTCTGAGTCTGTAGATGGTCTTTATGTCAACGCGAAAATAGGAAAGGAGTATTTATCAAAAGAGTTCTCATCGTTTATTAAGCAGGCTATGGATTGGCATGGATGGGCCAATAGTAATAAAATTGCAAATGCTATATCTCCACTTGATTTTTATAAAAACATGAAGTTGAGGAGGTATGGTTTTTTAACTGAGCTAGGGTTTGAACAAACCGAAATTGATGATATTGTTAAAAATATTTCCGGGTTGACTTTAGAGAAGGTCCTTTCTATTTCGTTCCAAGAACGACCTGAATTGATCGTCACACGACATAACAAAGTGGATGGAAGCGCCAAAGTTAGAGATATTAGTGAACTGAGTTTAGGTCAGCAGCAGTCTATTATGCTGTCTATTTTAATTCAATCTGATAGTTGTTTGCCTCTTATTATTGATCAGCCTGAAGATAATCTTGATTCTGAGTTTATTTTTAATAGCGTCGTTGCTAATCTGAGGAAGTGTAAGGAAAGACGGCAAATAATAGTTGTTACCCATAACTCTAATATCGGAGTTTTGGGAGATGCAGAACTGGTGATTCCTCTTGTTGGAACAAGTGAGAAATCATTAATACCTATTTTAGGGTCTATAGATAACAATAAAACACAAGAACAATGTTGTGAGATTCTTGAAGGTGGTAGAAGAGCTTTCACAACGCGCAAGGAAATATATAGAATTTGATATTGTCTTTGTATTTCAAGTGAAATAATTGGACGAGTTTATACCTCGTCCAATTAATGCTACTATTTTCTTCTCAAAGCTTCATAGACAATAAGTTGTTCAACGGGAGTTAATGGTCTATTTTCTGTGAATGTTTTTTTGACATTGTCATTTTGAAAACTAATGGCTTTAGTTGCAATTAAATCTTTGTATATGAATTTTTTGTCAGCGTTGCTTAATGTTTTGAATTGCTCCAATGGCGTGTTTTCTAATTTAGAGTGCCTTAATGTGCTTAACGTGAATCCTCTTTCCTCTTGTAGCCTTTTTTCCATGTCGATAATGTGTCTGTCAATATAATCATTAACTGATATACCAGTAAGAGGTATGATTTTTCCTGTTATATAGTGAGGGAAGTTATTTTGTTTTTCATAGTTGATAGATGCGCTCATCTCATTGTAACTATCACCTGAAATATTCAAGGATGCTTCATTTGCCAAAAAATAAAGATCAACTGCAAAATTAAAAACTGCGGGATATATGTCTACATAGTTCTTGTAAAAAATGAATGTTTCACGAATATATCTTTTTGTTTGATCTTGTTTTGTATCTTTTATAATGCGTTCAATTATATCTAGCGGTAATAGGCATAAGAGGCTCACTTCCGCGCGTACATTACCTATGTCAGATGACTTGATTCCCTTTGAAGAGTTTAATAGTTCTGAGTGATGTAAATAGAAGTTACGCAATGCTTTTAATGAAAGATATCGCTTGTTATCTTTACCGATTTTCTTGCTTGTTGCAGTTTCATATTTTTCAAGAGAGCTGCAAAGTGAACAAAGTAAATTGTATAAGTCGTCAGGATCTGGTGAGGAAGTGAATGTGAAATATCTTTTAAAAAATCTAGATATCTCGATTTCGCAACTTTCTTTAGGCGTCATGATAGTATCCAAAATATAAAAATGAGTAAGTAACAGTAAGGGCATGATAGTAAAGTGAAGATAAAATATCGATTTTTTTTTACTTCCTTCCCATGTGGATTTTCTAAAAGGTCTAAATTTTTGATTGTTTCGCAAGTGAACTAAAGGTATTTAGATAAGGAATCGGCAGGTTTGTTTTTGAGGCACATGAGATGCCTCTTGTTGTTTCAGCCGCTACAAAACTCCGTCCAATTGCCGCTGTCCTTGCCCGGCGGCATCCTTTCCCCATGAATAATTTAAATTCTCTGCAGGAAATCGCCCGCGCGATCCGCAACCTTATCCGCACCGGCATTGTGACCGACGTCGACCTCGTCGAGGGGCAATGTCGTGTCCAGACCGGCGGGATGCAAACCACCTGGCTTAACTGGCTGACCTGTCGCGCTGGTCGCTCGCGGGTGTGGTGGGCCCCTTCCGCTGGCGAGAAGGCGCGCACTCTCGCCCTTACTGGTGACG